AAGTAAACGCCATCTCGTGGCCTTTCATGGCCTTCCAGTCAGTGCCAAATTTCATTGCATCGCCGTTAATGATGCACTCAAGCGTGGCGTGCATGTTCGTGCCAATGTAAGCCGCTTGCTCCCGTTGCCTGTCAGCCTCTGCTTGGCCTACGCGGTTGGCCCATTCCTTAAGCGCTGTCTTGTCTTTCGTGCGATCCAGCACAGTGGTCACGGACGGTACATGTACACCATTTGGCAAAACATATACACGTCCGCTGGGCGCGTCGTTTCGCTCGAGCTTTTCGTACACGTAGTCGTGTGACCAGGGGATCAGATGAGCCATGCTTTGATTTCCTCTCCAAGAACTTGTGTTGCAATGTCAATCTTTGCACGCAGCGCTTTGACGATCTTTTCGTCCACTGTGCCCACGGCAATCAGGTCAATGTAGGTGACGTTTTTGGTCTGGCCAATACGGTGTGCGCGGTCCTCCGACTGCAGCCGCTTTTCCAGGTCAAAACTGTTGCTGTAGTAGACCATTGTGTTGGCCGCTGTCAAAGTCAAACCATAGCCGCCAGTGCTGGGATTGCCAACAAAAAAGCGCATCTCGCTGTCAGAATTTTGAAACTCTTCCAGCACACGTTTACGCTCGTCCATCTCGGTGTCGCCGTAGTACATGCCCACAGAGTTCATGCCATATTCTTTTGAAAGCGCCAGCTTAATGGCTTCAATGTCATGTCGGTAGTTGGCCCAGATAATGAGCTTGCCGTCCGTCTCTTCAACAACCGACAGCAGCTCGTCCATGCGCTTGTTGGGCAGCTCAATCACAGTGCCGTCGTCCAGCTTCACGTGGCCACAAACGATCTGGTGCAGCCGCATGAGCTGTGTCAGCGCATTCACAGTGCTCACCAGGCCGCCGTCAATCTGGGCCATGGCAAAAGCCTTCATCTCGTTGTAGTACTTGAGCTGCTCAGGCGTCAAGTCCACCTCGCGCTTGATGTAGAGCTTGTCAGGCAAGTCCAGGCATTCTTCTTTTTTCACGCGGTATGCAAAACGATCGAGCTTTTCTTTCAGCTCATCCAAACGTCTGTAACCCACAATCTGTTTGAAGCTGTGGGTGTTGAGCTGGCGCTCCACTGTGACGGCATAGCGCGCCTGAAACACGTAGTAACTACTCACTTCCAAACAGTCGTCAGACAGGAATGCGCACTGCTGGTACAGGTCCATTGGGCTCTTGGTGACCGGGGAGCCTGTGAGGATGCGCCTGTACCGCGCGCCACGGCCCACCTTCTCAGTGTTCTTGCTGCGCGCTGACCCGGGCGTCTTGATCGTGGTGCTCTCGTCGATGGCCATCATTGCGTTGTGCACAAGCAAAAAGCGCTTGGCATACGCAGTGCCCTTGGCAGTGCTGAAAGCCTCGACGTTCATCACCAGGATTTTTAAATCTTCAGTGACGGTGAACAGCTCGTCCATCGCCTTTTGCTCGGCCTTCCTAGGGTTAGGCGACCAGATGGCCATGCGATATACGACGTGGTCGGGTAAGTGCTTAGGGATTTCGGTGTCGTACCAGTTGCGGTAAACGCCTTTTGGGGCTACGATCAAAAACCCGTTGAGTTTGCCTCTGTCATAGAGCATCGCCACGTTGTTGATCAGCATAAAACTTTTGCCTGTGCCCATGTCGGCAAAGAGCGCAGCTACCTGGTACTCCCAGAAGCGCTGAAGGTATGCCTGTTGATGTACAAAAGGCTTGTTCTTAAACGGATAGGTAGATAAAAATTGGTCCATGTGTTCTTCTTTCTTGCAGGGGGTTGCAATTCCCTGAAAAGATAGTGTACACTGGTCCCTCGAATTCAGAAAGGAGAAATTCATGCCCAAGGTTTACGTGGTCTCAGAGACTACGCAACACAACATAGCAAGCGCTCTGGACTACGGTCAGATTGAAACTATTCTGCCGCCTAATGCTCAGATTGCTTTCTCAGTTGTACCGACAGTCCGTCGCATCCAGCGTAAGCTAGAAAAATTTTCCGATGAGGACTTTTTGCTCCTCATTGGAGACCCCTCTGCCATAGGCATTGCCTGTGCAGTAGCTGCCAGTAAAAACAATGGCCGCTTTAAGTGCCTCAAGTGGGACAAGCGTGAAAGACGCTACATTCCATTGGAGGTTGATTTGTTCAAGAAAGGAGAATTAGATGAGTCTTACGAATTTATTTGAAGATGACGCAGGTGCGTTAAAGGTATCTGATGACCAGGTATCTGGTATCGCTGGGCTTGCCAAGCGTGCCAAGATGCTGGAAAAAGAGATCGCTGAGATGGAAGAAGTTTTGTCTGAGCGTAACGAGCAGTACCGCAAGCTCACCGAGCAAACCATTCCTGAGGCTATGGCCGAAACAGGGATGAAGAAGTTTGTGATGGAAGATGGCAGTAGCATTGACATCAAGCCGTTCTACGGAGCGAGCATTCCAAAAGCACGTCAGGCCGAGGCGTACCAGTGGCTGCGCGACAACGGCTTTGACGACATCATCAAGAACACCATCAGCGTCCGTTTTGGTCGCGGTGAAGACGAGCTATCAGTTCGTCTACTGAATCTACTGGGCACGCAAGGCTACCCTGCCGAGCAAGCACAGAAGATAGAACCCCAGACTCTCAAGGCCTGGGTTAAGGAACGTGTCGAAAAGGGTCAAACCGTCGACACAGAACTTTTTGGCGTATTCATTGGCCAAAAAGCAATCATCAAATCAAACTAAACAAGGAAAACGAATCATGGCTAAGAACGAAATCGCGGAACAGAAAGCCAGCACCGCACTGGCTATCATGAGCGACCTGGAACAGGACGCTGGAGCCGGCTTTGACGGCATGACACAGGAAGACTATGCACTGCCTTTCTTGCGTCTGCTCACAAGCACCAGCCCTGAAGTTGGCGAAGTTGATGGTGCCTTACCAGGCATGATCCTCAACTCCGTAACAGGTGAACTGTTTGACGGCAAGAACGGTATCGCCGTTGTACCTTGCGCATACGTGCGTCAGTACATCGAGTGGACCCCACGCGGTCAAGGCAGCGGTGCACCTGTGCATATCTACCCTGCAACCAGTGACATCCTGTCAAAGACTCACAAAGAGCCTGGAGACAACAAGGACTACCTGGACAACGGTAACTACATCGAGAACACCGCAAACTACTACGTGATGGTAGTTGGTACCTCAGGCTTTCCTGAGCCGGCTCTCATCACCATGAAGTCCACGCAGCTGAAAAAGAGCCGCAAGTGGAACTCTATGATGCAGTCGGTCAAGATGGCTGGCAAGAACGGTTTGTTCACGCCTCCGATGTACAGCCAGTTGTACAAACTTTCTACTGTTGCCGAGTCCAACGACAAAGGCAAGTGGTATGGTTGGGAAGTCGAGCGTACCGGCCCTGTCGAGTCCGCTGACATTTACAACGCTGCCAAAACATTCGCACAGTCGGTCGGTGCGGGTGACGTGAAAGTGAAACACGAAAGTGAAACTGGAGCAGCCGGTAACGGTCCAGCGCCATTCTGATTTTCGGGGCCGAAAGTGCTTGGGAGACTGATAGTTGAGTTTTTTCATGTAGCTCATGAAAGGCAATACACGGGTACCCCTTCCTGCGTGAGTAGGCCCCACCTCACTAGAAAGAAGAAATGACCGACATCACCAGGTTCAAAGCGATCTTTTCCGGCCTGGACATCGCCTATGGAACATACAAAATTGAATCATCCCGAGGAGACGGGAAGCAGGCAGGTAAGGCCGTCGTGGTGCGCAAGCCACCGACTGACGACCTGTGGGTCAAACACCTTGAAGGCGCTGAACCGAGTCTGGGAATTATCCCGATCCGGGCAGATAACTCCTGCATCTGGGGCTGTATTGACATTGACCAGTATCCACTGGACCACGTTGGCCTGATAAAAAAGGTCAGAAGCCTGGAGCTTCCAATGGTTGTGTGCCGCAGCAAGTCTGGTGGCGCGCACGTATTCCTGTTCACCAAAGAACCTATACCTGCTGCTGAAATGCAGCGGTTCCTCAAAGCCTGCGCCGCCCTCCTGGGTGAAGCAGGCCGCGAGATTTTTCCCAAACAAGCTGAAATCCTGGTTGACCGTGGCGACACGGGCAACTTCCTGAACCTGCCGTATTTCGGTGGGGACCAGACCATGCGCTATGCCATCAGGGACGACGGCACGGCTGCAACACTGGACGAGTTCTACGAGCTGTACGAGCAGTGGGCACAAGGCCCTGACCTTAAATTTCCTGAAGAGCCAAAGGCCCCAGATCATCCAATCAAAGACGGGCCACCATGCTTACAGGCCCTTTGCACACAGGGCGTGCCCGAAGGCACACGCAACAACGCACTGTTCAACATTGGTATTTACCTCAAGAAGGTTATCCCCATACATTGGGACGACGCCCTGGTTGAACACAACCTGAAATACGTTTCACCGCCGCTGCCTAACAACGAGGTTCAAATCCTGGTCAAGCAGCTGCACAAAAAAGAATATCGTTACAAGTGCAAAGACTCACCGCTTAACAGCTTTTGCAACAGCGGGCTTTGCAGGACACGCAAACACGGGATCGGGGCCAACGGGCCAGATGCACCACAGGTGTCGTCCCTCTCCAAATACAACTCAGAGCCACCACTGTGGTTCCTCGACATCAACGGCAAGCGCATTGAGCTGGATACAGAGAGTCTGTTTGCACAAGCGGCTTTTCAAAAAGCCTGCGTCGAAAAGCTCAACCTATTGCCCCCTACTTTGCGCAAGCAAGACTGGGAGCAGCTTCTCAACGCATTGCTCAAGGAAATGGTAGAGACCGAACAGATCACCGAGGCCAGCGAAGACACCAGCATCACTGGTCGTTTTAACGATCTGCTCGAAGAATTCTGCACACACTTGCAGCAAGCAATGGACCGCGAAGAAATCCTGATGGGCCGCCCATGGACAGACGACAACGAGGCCAAGACTTACTTCCGTATGAAGGACCTGGAAGCGCACCTGGTGCGTAACAACTTCAAAGGCATGACGCATCCAAAGATGGCGCAGCGCCTGCGTGACCTGGGCGGCGAGCCGATCAGTTTATTCCTCAAGAACCGCGCAGCACGGTGCTGGAAGATTCCGCGCTTTAGTCGCCAGGACGCACCGTTTGAGACCCCAGAACAACGTACACAAAGGAGCCCATTCTGATGATGAAAATTGATGGACACGACGACGCAATCATCGGGCCTGCAATGGTCTGGACCGAGGACGGGAACATTAGAAGCGTGCTGGTATACGACGCCGAGAAGATTCGAGACCTGCTAATGAAGCGTGACGGCATGACTATGGAAGAGGCACGCGAGTACATCGAGTTCAACATCGAAGGCGCTTACATGGGCCCGCACACAGCCATTGTTGTCTGGACAGAGGACATGTGGGAAGACTGGGTAGAGGACGACGAATGAACATCACCAAAGTTTTCGGCCCACCAGGCTCTGGCAAGACGACGTTCCTTTTGAGCATCGTTGAGCAAGAGCTGACAGGCGGCGTACACCCGATGAAAGTCGGCTACTTTGCTTTTACCAAGAAGGCTGCCACCGAAGCGCGCGACCGGGCCATCCAGAAGTTCCCCAACTTGAATCCCGACACCGACTTCCCGTTCTTTCGCACACTGCACAGTCTGGCCTACAGGTGCCTTGGCATCAGCACTAAAGACATGATGTCGCCCGAGCACTACAAAGAGTTTGCCCTAGAAGCCGGCATTGAGCTGGCTATCGAGAACGGTGACGAAGAGTTTGCGGTCAAGGCCGACAACCCGATCCTGAACGAGATCAACATTGCCCGCATTCGCGGCATGGACCTGCGCACGCACTACAACAACTCCAAGATGGAAATTGAGTGGTATCACTTTGAGTACGTCGAGCGCGCCTACAGGCATTACAAAACCTCCCGCAGTCTGCTGGACTTCACCGACCTCCTGGAGCATGTGCTGCTGGAGCCCGAGCGCCTCCCCAAGCTGGAAGCCCTGATCATCGACGAGGCACAAGACCTCTCACGCTTGCAATGGAGGCTGGTCGAGCAACTTGCGTTGCGAGCCCAGCGCTGCTTTTTGGCAGGCGACGACGACCAGGCTGTCTACACCTGGGCCGGAGCCGATGTCGCGAGCTTCCTGGGGTTTTCGGGTGATGTCAAAGTCCTTGACCAATCTTACCGAGTTCCCTCGAAAATCCACGCCCTAGCCAACCGCGTAGTAATGCGCATCAAGCAGCGCCAGCCAAAGGTATGGAAGTCCCGTCAAGAGGAAGGCAGCATCAGCTACTACAACGACTTCAGCCAAGTCGACATCAGCCACGGCAACTGGCTTATCCTGGCCAGCGCCAACTACATGCTGACCGACATGCACGACTGGATCAAGAGCCAGGGCCTATTGTTCGAGCGCCACGGACAACGCAGTGTCAGCGAGAGCATCCTGATCGCGGTGCTGGGCTGGGAGAAGCTACGTAAAGGCGGTGATGTGCCATTTCACGTGCTCAAGATGATCTACAAATACATGGACAGCGACTTCATCAAGCATGGCCACAAGATGCTGCGCACGGCCGACACGTCCATCAACTACACGATCGAGCTGCTGAAAGAAAAGCACGGACTTCTTTCTACAGAAATCTGGCACAAGGCCCTGACCAAGATCAGCGAGGACCGCCGGGACTACCTGGTCTCGCTCCTGCGCCGCAATACAAAGCTCACGGGCCACGTGCCCATCAAGCTGTCCACGATCCACGGAGCCAAAGGTGGCGAGGCGGACAACGTGCTGCTGCTCTCGGACCTGTCCACGCGCTTTGCCAAGGACTACGAAAAGAATTCGGACGACATCAATCGTCTGCTGTACGTGGGTATTACCCGCGCCAAACAAACGCTGCATATCGTGCTGCCAAAAAACGAACAAAAAGGCTTTAGACTATGAAGCGCGAAACTAAAACACTGCCGATGTTTCCTCGGATTTCCGAGTGGCTGCCACCTGCCTCTTTTCCTAATCTTAGTGAAGCTAAGGAGATTGCAATTGACCTCGAAACGTGTGACCCGAACATGGAGAGCCTGGGTCCTGGTTGGCCTAGAAATGATGGCTACATTGTCGGTTACGCTATTGCTGTTGATGGTTGGGCTGGCTATTTTCCTGTCGCTCACGCTGGCGGTGGGAATCTGGACAAGCGCATCGTGGAGCGCTGGGTGCGTGACGTCCTTGCTACACCCGCAGACAAAATCATGCACAACGCCGCTTACGACCTTGGATGGCTCAGAGCCACGGGATTTGAAGTAAACGGCACGATCTACGACACCATGCTGGCAGCGCCAGTGCTGGACGAGAACCGCTTTGCCTACAGCCTGAACAGCCTGGGCTTTGATTACCTCAAGGAGATCAAGTCTGAGCAAGGCCTGAAGGAATCCGCGTCTGACTTCGGTGTGCACCCCAAGAAGGAATTGTGGAAGCTGCCTGCCATGCACGTGGGTGACTACGCCGAGCAGGACGCAGCGCTGACCTTGAAGCTCTGGCATCACTTTAAAGCGCTCATGCGCAACGACGAAGTGGAGTCGGTGTTCAATCTCGAAACAGAAGTGCTGCCGGTCCTGGTGAACATTACCTTGAAGGGCATCAACTTCAACCGCGCCCAGTGCGAGCTGAAGATGGCTGAGATGCGCAAGAAAGAAACCGAAATCCTGAAGTACTTGAAGAGCCAGGCCGGCATGCAGGTGGACATTTGGGCAGCGCAGTCCATCGCCGCTGCATTTGATCGCCTGGGCATCCAGTACCCCAAGACAACAGCTGGCGCGCCGAGCTTTACCAAGAGCTTCCTGGACACGCACGAGCACCCTATGTCCAAGATGATCCTGGAGGCCCGTGAGCTGAACAAGACCCACGGCACGTTCCTGGAGCCTTACCTGAAGCACAGTGCCAAGGACGGACGCATCCACACCCACTTCAACCAAATGCGCAACGAGGAAGGTGGCACGGTCACAGGGCGTCTGTCAGCCAGCAACCCCAACCTCCAGCAAGTGCCCGCGCGCCACGAAATTATTGGCCCTATGGTGCGGGGCCTGTTCCTGCCCGAGGACGGTGACATTTGGGCGGCAAACGACTTCTCCTCGCAGGAGCCACGCTTACTGGTCCACTATGCCACACTGCTGGGCCTGCCGGGCGCTGAGAAGATGGCACAGGCCTACCGCGACAACCCCGACACGGACTTCCACCAGATGGTGGCCGACATGGCCGGCATTAAACGCAAGGCTGCCAAGACAATTGGTCTGGGCCTGATGTACGGCATGGGCAAAGCCAAGCTGGCCACACAGCTGGACCTGCCCCTGGACGAGGCCAGCGAGCTGATCGCCACGTTTCACAGCAAGGTTCCGTTCCTTAAAGGCACCGTGGACGCTGTCATGAAGCGCATTGAGCACCCAGCCTCTGGCGGGTCAATCCGCACCCTCCTGGGCCGCAAGTGCCGCTTCCCATTGTGGGAGCCAACCGAGTGGGGCGTGAACAAAGCGCTGCCGCGTGAGCAGGCCGTCATTGAATACGGGGTCAGGATCAAGCGTGCAGGCACCTACAAGGGCTTAAATCGTCTGATCCAGGGGTCAGCCGCAGACCAGACCAAAGCAGGCATGGTGGCGCTGCACAAAGCTGGCTTTAAGTTGTTGTTGCAAGTACACGACGAAGTAGCACTGTCGGTGCGGAACATCGACGAGGCCCGCGCTGCAGCCGAAATCATGGCCAAAGCAGCCACCCTGGAAGTTCCCTCTCGCGTTGACGTGGAGACTGGACCGAGCTGGGGAGAAGCATCATAATTGAGGTGGGGTTAACTGCAGTTGCCCCACTCTCCTTTTGAGAAGTTCGGGCTGGGGGCTTGCTCCCAGCCCATTTTTTCCGATACACTGATAAGTCCAATAGAAAGGAGAATTTAATGGGAAGATCACCAAAGCCACGAACTCAAGTTGTACCTGCTCACCCAGAGCCATACGTTCGTCAGCCAATGAAGAAACGTGGTAGACCACGGCGTTCAGGTCCTAAGAAGAAGGACCGATACGACGCTGTACGTGCGTCACCCTCCAAGCGTCCTGGGCAGCGCTGGATTACCGTGTCCCTCCCCGAGGATGCGTACTACATGCTCAAGGAACTTGCCACGTTTTACAAAGTAGGAATGGGCGCGTACATGCAAAGCCTCCTGGTTCCTGCATTTGACCAAGCCTACAAAGAATCACTGACGCTGCAGCGTATCGCCAACAACCGAGAGAAAGCTAAAAATGAAATACAAGACCGAGATGACGTTCCCCGTCGAACTCACTTTTGAAGTACTGCCGTCTATGCTGGTAGAGGACACCGAGCTGCCTGCGCAGCTGGACATCACCAGGATTTTGTTGACCATCACAGGCCCCAGCGGCAAGCCTCGCCAAGTGGACATCACCAAAAGTTTTTCAGAGGAGCAGATGATGCTGTTTGAAGACGAAATCATGGAGAACTACAGTGAAGATTCTGCGCTTTGAACGTAAGGATGAGGCCGTTGCCTGGGCTAAGAAGATCATCGGCATTGACGGTATGTCAGGCGACGTCACGGCTATCAGCCTACTGGACGACAAGGGTGAGTTCCTGGCCGTCACCGTGTTCTCTGCCTACACAGGGACCAACATCGACATGCACATCGCAGCACGGCCCAAGAGCCACTGGCTGTCACGCAGTTTTTTCAACGCGTCGTTTGAGTTGCCATTCCGGGTGCTTGAAGTACCACGGGTCACGGGCCTCATCCGCGCCGAGAACCTTAATGCCCAACGCTTTGTATCGCGCCTGGGTTTCCAATATGAAGGGCGCATGCGCAAGGCTTTCCCAGACGGTGGAGACCTGATGCTGTATGGGCTGCTTCGTGAAGAATACTTAAAACATCCATGGAGTGAAAATGAAACTACGAGAGGAACTACGCGCAGTCAAGGAGATATATCCAGCGATAGAGTACCTCCTTGAAGCGGCTGCGCAGCGTATTGAAGACCAGAGACTGTGGCGTGAAGCCTGGATCAAATCAGAAAAAGAAGTTGAGTTGTTGACAAGTGAACTAACTGTGTTAAGATTACAGCTCAAACGTAGAAAGGAGAAAGAGTGCAATGACTAAAAAATCTTTGACCCGCGAGCAGAAGGTGTACAAGGAGCTTGCTGCAACAGGCAAGTACTACAACACCGGTAAGGTACTTATCGGTTTGACCTATGTGCCCAAGCCCCCTCAGATGACACAGAGCGAGGAGTTCATGCAGAACATTCTGCTTGGCAACTACCGCCGCCTGGTCAGCGACAGGGCCATGGTGTACATCACGGTCGCCCTGGTGGTGTGTGCAAGTCTTTTCGTCTCTTGCAGCGTATGAGAAAACGCAGCAAATACCGTCCAAAAACTGTGCTCCAGAACCCTCTGGACTTTGTGCTATCAGGCCTAAAACCTGTGCGCGATCTGCCAGGCATTTACCTCGATGTACAACTCAAGAACCGCGCAGCCCTGGACCAAATCCGCAAGGGCGAAGCGACCAAAGAGGACATCGACATGTTGATCGGCGCATTCAATGTGACTGAAGCGCTGGCCATTCTGGGCAAAGGCCACGATTGGCTTGAAGAGATTCACCAAGGACAAGATGCCCTGCTGCAGCTATCAAGACGCGGCGTGGCCAACGGAATGCGGTTCATCATGACAGCCAAGCAGTGGGAAGCCCTGAAGCTGGTGATGGACCTGCATGAGGAGCAGCTGGCGCATGCCACTGTGTATGACATAGAAAAAGCGCATGACCATGTCCTGTCGGTTCTCCGTCAAGGCAAGGCCCGTGCAATCGTTCAAACTCAAAAGGAAGCAACATGAATAAGTCAGACAAAATCAGAGAGTATTTTCGCAAGTACCCCAGCGCCGAAGTGGCCAAGGTGGCAGCCAAGTTCCAGGCACCCAAGCCGATGACGTACAAGTTGCGCAAGCAAGTCCAGGACGCATGGCAGCCGCCTGAGCTGATGCCGATGCCCGAGCTTATCCAGGAAGATACCAACATCGACCAGACCCTGGACGAGCGGGCCAAGGACTACGGCAGGTTCAAGGACAGTGCTGCATTGATGCAGGGTATCAAACGACTGCTCGCGGACCACGCCCTGCGGCACAACAAGACGTTCGCCGACGACCAGTGGGAAGCGTTGGAGATGATCGTGCACAAGATCGGCCGCATCGTCAACGGCAACCCTGACAAGGTCGACCACTGGGTAGACATCGCCGGCTACGCCAAACTCATCGCGGACCGCCTGCAGGGTAATGCACGGTGATCGTTGACGAGTACTTCAAAGCTATCAGGTGGAAGGTGTACCTCCTCTGCCTGGTAGCAGTGTGGATTTTTTACACAATCTAGGGGAAAGTACTAGACACATTTGGTACGATACAGATATAATTTAAGTTCCAACCACAGAAAGAGAGAAAGAAGATGAACTACAGTTTAAACATTCACCGCGTCAAGAGCATACGCTTAAGCGCGGTTCGTCTTAACCAGGCGAACGCTACCCACTACGCTACCAGGGACCTGGTCATTGAAACCGATTCAGGTAACCTTGAATTGTCCTTGTTCTCGATCTACGTCGACGAGGACAGTGAACAGGAGCTGCTGGAGGTCAAGGTATGAGCATGAACACGCCGTTTCATTTGAGGCAGCGTGAGTTCAACGCGTTCAATGCAGAGAACCCAAAGGTCTGGGAATACTTTGAACGCTTCACGCTGGAGGCCATCAACGCTGGTCACAGAAAGATCAGCCACTGGCTCATCATCAACCGCATCCGCTGGGAGGTTGTCATGACCACCACGGGCGCGGACTTCAAGATTTGCAACAACCATATTGCGTTCTACGCGCGCCTGTTCGTCAAGGTGCATCCGCAGTACCGGTTCATCTTTAACCTTAAGCGCATGGCTGACGAACCATGGCACGGGGACATGCCGCTATGACTGAGTTTGAATCCACTTGCTGCGGCATTCCCTGCATCATCCGCGTGACGTATTGGGAAGGCTACGTCCCTGCCAGGCTATCCGGCCATCCCGATAACTGGGCACCGTCCGAAGGCGGTGAAGGTGAATGGGAAATCCTCGATACCAAAGGCCGGCCCGCACCTTGGCTTGAGGTCAAGATGACCGACAAAGAACGCGTGCGCATCGACGAAGAAGTTTTTGAACACATGGAGAATCAAGATGACTACGATTGCTAAATACAAACGCCGCACCTTTAAAGAGGTGGCCAGCGCTGCGCATGCCAAGGGTTACGCCGAAGGCCGCGAGCAGGGCCGCAAGGAAGTGTGGAAAGACTACGACGCGGTGTTGGAAACAAACCTCGAGCTGGCCCGCAGCGTGATGGCGCTTGAGGGCAAGCTGGACAACATCTCCCTGCGCAAGTTGGCCTGGTCACGGATCACGGGCCTGTTTAGGAACCGCGATGACCGGATGGCGTAAGAGGCAAATACAAATGACGCAAGAACACATGACACTGGAACAGACCCTTGAGTATGTAAAGGGACTAACAGAAGACCAACAAAAGGTCTTTGAATTGGGAGTCAATAACGGCAAGCTGCAGCATCACGTAGGTGCCGTGACCCGACATTACACCGCAGGCTGGAACGCGGCCCTGGACCTCATTGCATTCAAGTTGATTGATGAGTTTAAGACTGCGTTCGGCAACGACACCCTTGCGGGCATCGCTATATGGATTAAGGAGCAAAAGAAATGACATTCACAGAATGGTGGTCCCAATTGACCCAATTTGAACAACGCGCTATCGGCGAACACAATGCCAAGTTTGTCTGGGAAGAATGCCAGAAGTACACCCTCATGACCATTGAGGACGCGTGCAAGGCCCAGGTGGCCTATGACCAAGGCATGAAGGATGGCAGAGAACGCTACGAGGTCCACGTGGCCGGCTGGGTGCTCACCCCAGGCATGCAGCCAGGTATGATTTGGATCAGCGACGCCGGAGGTGAAGGCGGAGACTTTCACATCCACGAGCTGGCCGAAGTTATCGGCAAGTTCTACAAAGAAAAGTTTTGATAAAGGAAATAACATGAGACCCGCTATCTTTTCAACAGAAAATCCACCACAACCCGTCACTTGCGTAGAAACTCTTGAGTACATCAACGGCCTGCGCAGAAGAATCGAAGTGCAAAACGACCAAATGGAACAACTGGCCGCCCAATCGCAGGAGCTTTTGGGAAAAGTCCAGCACCTGACAGGAGAGGTTGAGAAACTCTCCCTGGACCTGGGGATCAAGAATGAGGAAGTCCCGCCCGGGTGGCAGAAGGTCACCCAGTGACACCGTCTCTCCAAGACATCGTCGAGGCCCTCGGGCCACGGCAATTGGTCCAGGTGGTCATCCTCACCGCTGGCGGGCAAAAGTATGCCCTCATCGGCCCAGTGATGACCTGTGCAGAAATCACAGACATTGAGTTCGGCGAGCTGATGCCCATGGAAGTGGCAGCCAAGATGCTCTCAGGCGATCACAAGGAATGGCTGGGGGTGGGGTTGCAGTAGAGCTGGGGCAAGAAAAAACCCGCCAGGGTTGAGCTGGCGGGTTTCGAGGGTCAAGCGGATAGTTTGTCTAGATTGAACCAATGACCATGGTCCGAGGCCCATACAAAGGTGCCAGCAGATGATTGGGTAAAGGCGTACTTGCCTTTCTTCTCATCAAACCAGACCGCCGGGTACGTCTTGTAGTCAATCCCCAGTTTGGCCAAGAGCCTGGTGGCTGCAGCCGCCCGGTCATGCCCTTGTTCAGGATGGCCGGGTTGGGGAGGGTCGAGTTCAATCCACACGCGATTGCTCGCACACGTAGTAGTCGTGTTCATACTTTCTCACTTTCTAAATGTTAAAGAACAGTTGTCAACTTTTCTAGCTGACAATTAAATTATACTCTATAACATATCAACTGTCAACCTGTCAAGTACCTATTTTCTAGGTGTTTACCCTTAGGTTAACTGTGGATTTATACAGTAGAAAGGGTCACGGACCACGGACCGAGGGCAAATTACGTGTTTTAGTTAGACTTTTTTTGACTAACGATGTTTTTTTTATTTTTTTTTTGAAATTAGACGTAATAGATGTAATGGTGTAATAGTTTAATGAAATCAATAGGTTATGAGAACACACTACATTACACATAGTCAATAGATGTAATTTACATAAAATGCGCGCGGACTGACTTTTTGAAAAAATAAAAACATACATTGGTCTAAAAAAGTCTAACTAAAACCCTGAATTTGACCTGTTTTGCCCTTGTAGTTGCGTTAGGTGTGGATTTGTTGCACAATGTAGGCATGAAAATAGAGAAAAACATCCCCCTGCCTGGTGGCGTCGATCCCCGCGAACGCTATCCATTCCCCGATATGGCCCTTGGCGACAGTTTTATGATCCTGGATGCCACCTGGATCAAGAACCTGCGCAGCGCTGCCTACATGTACTCTAAGAGGCATCCAGGCACACGGTTTACATGCCGACGCCATGGCGAAGGCTGGCGCTTGTGGCGGGTGGCC